AGTTAAAATTTAACTACATAAAATGAGAAAAGATAACGAAAAGAAAGAAATCAAGAATATGGGTAAAAAAGCTCATATGAAAGAAGAAATGAAAGAAAAATCAAAGAAATTTGGTAAAAAACGTTAATAATTAATATTTTATGAACACACATAGTGTCTTTAAACCCATTGAAGGGTACATATTAGTAGAACCTATTAAAATAGAGGATTCTAATATTAGTTTTGGAGTCAAAGATGAAGGTAAGATTGGTAAAGGTAAGGTAATTGCGATCGGAGGAGAAGTAACCACAGATTTTGGAACAACAATCAAATGTCCAGTTAAGGTCGGAGATATTATATTTTTCCTAACCTACGAAGGCGGATACGATTCTTCGATAATTGACGGTGTTTCTTATGTTTGGGCTTCATTTAAAGATTGTCGTGGAATTGTGGAGGAATCAGAATGAAACATTTAACTCTAAAACAAGTTCAAGAAGCCTATTTATCTACTAGAAAAAAACCCATAAATTGGAAATTTAAAAATAGCAGAGAAATTAGAAGTCTTGAAATATGGAAAATAAATAATCCATATAAACAAACACTTCGATTAGTCTTTGATAAATACGAAGAAAGAAATATTCTACCAGGAATTAACCTAGTTCCAAGACATATTGTTAGTTTATTTTTAGATCACAGATGGATAAAAAGATTTAGAAATAAAAATAGTATTGAAAAAGTTATTATTGGAATAGAAAACTAATTATGAAATACACTTTTGATATTAAGAAAAAGTCCATTCATATGGAATTAAGTTTTAAGGAAAGATTTGAAATGATTAGATCAGTTTTTACTGGTCGAGTAAGTATTTATTTACCAAATGTAACAATAAAAATTAAAAAATCTAAATGAAAACTAAAGTATTATTGGGTTCAAAAGTTCAACAAAAAATGCTTAAAGGTGTCAGAATAATGTCTGATACTGTTTGTACTACATTAGGAATAAGAGGAAGAAATGTAGCTATTGCTTATTCAACACCTACGGGAGAAGTTTATCTCCGTTCCGTTATTCACGATGGCGTTAGTGTATCAAAGTCTATCGACTTAGCTGATGAATACGAGAATATGGGAGCATCTCTTTTAAAACAAGCTGCACAAAAACAAGTTCAAGAAGTTGGAGATGGCACTACTGTCACAATTCTTTTAGCTCGTGCCTTACTAGATGAAATCCAAGTGCTAACTGCTGCTGGTGTAAATCCAATGGGACTTAGACAACAGATTGAAAAAGACATTAAGACTATTACAACCGAAATTGAAAGATTATCTATCCCAGTAACTACATTTGATCAAAAGAAATACATTGCTACTGTTAGTGCTGAAGACGAAACTTTAGGTGAACTCGTAGCCAAAGTAATTGAAGATATGGGAGTTGATGGTATGGTAGCCGTTGAAGAATCTAAAAACTCCGAAACTACCGTGGACAAACAAGAAGGTATGCAACTTGATAAAGGTTACTTACACCAACTCTTCCAAACTAATCCTGAAAGAATGGATGCTACCTTAGAAAATCCTTATATACTCGTGACTGATAAAGACATTCCTTCCCTTGCTGTCATTAAAGACATTGTGGTTGAGTGTGCTAAACAAGGCAATAAACTATTTATCATCTCGCCTAACTTCTCACCTGATGCTATTGGAGCTTTAATAGACAATAAGATGAAAGGTTCTTTACTCTCACTACCAATTCAAGCCCCGTCATTCGGACTTAACCAAAAAAATACTTTACAAGATATTGCTATCTTTACTGGTGCTAAGTTTATTACAAGTGATGCTGGACACAAATTAGAAGACATTAAACTAGACGACTTAGGTCATGCTGATTATGTCACTTCCACTAAGAGTGAAACTATTATTGTCGGTGGTAAGGGAAGTAAGGAACTTATTGATAACCGAGTTGAATCTATTAAAACCGCTATTAATAAAGAAGATCAAGACTTTGACCGTGAGAAACTTAAAGAAAGACTAGCTAAACTAACTTCAGGTATTGCTGTCATTAAAGTCGGAGGTGCTACCGAAGTTGAAATGCTGGAAAGACTCGAAAGAGTTAAAGACGCAGTCGCCGCTACCAAAGCCTCAGTTATATCAGGAATAGTGCCAGGGGGTGAAACTATTTATCTAAAGGCTCGTGAAGTCCTTTCAAAAGATAGTTTGCTTTATAAGGTCTTATATGAACCATTTAAAAAGTTAGTAAACAATGCGGGGTTAAACGATGGTCAATTATATGAAAGACTTTTAACCACTAAAATTAAGAATCCAGGGATTGATGTTAGAACAGGTGAAGTCATTGATATGGTTGAATCAGGAATCATTGACCCAACTATGGTTTCAGTTCAAGCACTTATTAATTCATCATCAGTTGCTATTCAGATTAGTACAACTGGTGCGTTGGTTATTCCAGATAATGCCCAAATGTCCCAATTGCCAAAACGAGGGCAGAATTGATCCAATACTAGGATTGATTAACTGCAAAGATTGTGAGATACGACAAAGTAATTTGTCTAAACCTAAACATCAATTGGAATTTACATCAGACGATATCAAACTACAACGAAAGGAATACTCAAAGGATATAATTCAAGCAAACCGTAAAGGTGAGTTAAGTAAAGAGTTTGTAGAAACTTATGGTGCTAGTGTAGCCAAGAGACAAGGGTATTCTGACAAAGAAATAAAATCAGCGAAATATGTGTGGGATAATTATTATGACAACAATCTATGATGTGGAAAGCTGGACAAGTGATAAGAAATATAGAAAGTTCCAAACCTTATTTAGTTGTTCATGTCTTTAAGAATATAGGAACAGAAGTCTTTGATTTAGAAAACTCATCAACTCTAATAAACTTAGGAGTGATACTACAAAGAGATTATGATAAATTTGCTAGAGATGTAGAAATGGAATTAATTAAACAAGATACATTAGATGAAGTTATTAGATTTGAACATAAGGAGATAAAAATATGACAGAACATCAATGGCTTATGTCAAATGAAAATGAAAGAAAAGATAAAATAGAGAAAAAATTTATTAAAACTTTGAAAAAATGTTGTAAGGATATAAGAAATAGAGTTACTATTGGACGTTACAAATCATCTGGTAGAGTAGTCACTGTCGGTGGTTATTTTATAGGTGACTATTACAAATGCACAAAATGTAAAACAAATTTGAGTAATTTATTTTTAGATTTTATAGAGGATATTAAACTATGAGAGGTAGATATTTAGACAGATTCTTTTATTATTTTAGTGAATTTTTAGGAATTGTCACTCCATTTATATTATTTTGGTTTGTCATTAAATATTTATAAAATTATGAAAACATCATTTAAAGCAAAAATAATATTTGATGACAATGGAAAAGGAATTAGTTTTAATATGCTTAATATTCTTGAATGGATTAAAAATGGAAATGCAGATATAGAAATAATAGATGACCAATTAACTAATGATATTGAACCGATTATTATATTTACATTAAAATGATTATCATTACAGCCCTATTATTCTTATTAGTTGGTTATTATCTAGGACTTCAAAGATATACTAAAGATGTAAAGACTATTAAAAAAGTAATGGGTAAATCAAGAAGTATAATAACTAAAGTAAAGAGTGTCGGAAGTCCCAGCGGAATTATATATCGTCCAAGTGCTTCACGAATTAGAAAGTTAAGTGGTAATCCAAGTGATGAAGCTTTCCATGAAACTTTAGATGATTTGCCCTCAATTCAGGAGGCTAAGAGGTTTTTAAAGAAAAATGGTAATTAGGTTTAAATGATATAGTTAAACACTAATCCCCCACCGAAGAAATCTAAAGAGGGGATTGATATTAAGGCTTAATTGCATGATTACCGCATAAGGTATAATTAAATAAACAACATATGACATCAAACAACAACACAGTAAAAGTACACGCAGGACAACCAACAAAATACGATCCAAAGTATTGCGATGAGATAATGGATTACTTTGATATAGAACCACACTTTGAAACACCAGTAATAATTACATATAAGGACGGTACCACAAAAGAAGAAGTTAAATTTCTACCATCAGATTTACCAACACTAGCAGGATTTGCTGTAAGGATAGGAGTACATAGAGATACAGTGAATGAATGGGCTAAAAATAATCCTGAATTCTCCGTCGCCATAAAGAGAGCTAAGGAATGTCAAGAGAATATTTTAATAACTAATGGACTACAAAATCTATATGCTCAACCATTTGCAATTATGGCTTCTAAGAATATTTTAAATTGGAGAGACAAGAAAGATATAACTACTGATGATGAGAAAATAGATACTATCCATATTTATAAACCATCAAAATGAGCGAATGGAAACCACACAAAGGGCCTCAAGAAAATGTCTTACTAAGAGATGAATTTGAAATACTCTATGGAGGAGCTAGAGGTGGTGGTAAAACAGATGCGGGAATGGTTTGGTTATTAGGAGAAGAAAATAGTTATGGTAATCTTTATGTTTATCACCCAAGATACAGAGCTTTAATTTTAAGAAAGAATGCTGAAGATTTAACTGATTGGCTAGATAGAGCTTCTTATATGTATAAAAGTTTAGGTGGAGTAGTAACTGGGAAACCCGGTAAAATAACATTTCCATCTGGTGCTACATTTAGAACAGGTCACTTAAAAGATCGTAAGTCTTATGAAAAATATTTGGGACACGAATACCAAAGAGAATTAGTTGAAGAACTTAATCAAATACCTCAAGAACTATTTTATCTACAAATTATGGGATCTTGCCGTTCTACTGTTGAAGATTTAAAACCACAGATATTTAATACCACTAATCCGGGTGGTGTAGGCCATGCTTGGGTTAAAGAAAGATTTGTTGATAGTGCTAATTTAGTCCCTTATACCTATGTCAATGAAAAGGGAGAGACAAAAGAATCTGTTATAGGTACACCACAGAATTTTGATTTTAAAGTTGGTGATAAGAGTATTACTTTAAGTCGTATATTCGTCCCTAGTTTGATTGATGATAACCCCGACTTAATAGACAAAGACCCTATGTATGTAGCTTATTTGGAATCCCTAAAAGAAAAAGATCCTGATTTATATAGAGCGTGGAGATGGGGAGATTGGAATGTGTTTGCTGGACAGTTCTTTAAATGCTTTAAGCGAGAGTCACACGTTATCCCTCCATTTATGCCTGATAAAAATAAGATGATAGTGGGTGGTTTGGATTGGGGATATACCGATAATTTTGCGTGTACATTTAGTGAAATAACTATTGAAAACTTTGATGAGATTAAATTCAATAGAGTTAGAACATTTTGTGAAATATATGAGGATCAAAAGAATCCAGCAGAATTAGGTAAGATTATTAAAGATAAACTAAGTTTCTTCAATTTAACTCTTGATGATGTTACGTGGATACAAGCTGATACCCAATTATTCAATAAAGCCAACGATGGTGGTAAATCGTTAAAGGATTTATTTGTAGATTACAATGATGGATTTAGATGTTTGAAACCTGCTGATAAAGAGAGAGAAGCTGGTTGGGCAATATGGAGAAACTGGATGTCTACTGCTCCAGATGGCATGCCTTATTGGCAACTAACTCAAAATTGTGTGAATGGTATTAGAACTATCCCTTTAATGATTTATAATGAAAATAAGAAAGAGGATATGGAAAGTATCGGAGTTGAGGATCATTGGTGCGATCAGGAGCGTTATAAGCTTAAAGCTATTAAATGGATTGACGGGGGAGTTGGTGGAGTAGACACTAATCAAACTGAGGGTTACAGACAACCTCTAGTAGTCCAAATGGAAGATGGCAAACAAATAGGGATTGATTTAGATTTATGGGGTGAGAGTGGAGCAAGTGATAGAGTTATTACCAAAAGATAGGAATTGGTAAAATAGAGTATGGAAATAACCATTGCCCGTGATGATACTAAACAAGATATTTGTTTAACCACTATAAGT